ATAATAATCCAAATAGTAATGAAACTGCTAGGATTAAACAAGATAGTTTTCAATACTATGATCGCTCTATATTAACAAATAGAGAAGGTGATTGGATGATAAGAGATCGTAAGTTAAATATATATGCAGCAATTGACTTTGCGTTTTCTCTTAGAAAACAAGCTGACTACACTGCATTAGTTGTTGTAGGTGTAGATCATCAAAATAATTACTATGTACTAGACATAGATAGATTTAAAACAGATCGTATTGTAGATTATTATTCACATATTTTAACTGCTTGGGAAAAGTGGGGATTTAGAAAACTTAGAGCTGAAACAACAGTAGCTCAACAAACAATTGTAAGAGAGTTAAAAGATAGTTATCTTAAACCTAATGGTATACCTCTTGCTATTGATGAGTTTAGACCTACACGAAACCTAGGTGATAAGTTTGAAAGAGTTAGTGCAGTACTTGAACCTAAGTATGATAATCTTCAAGTATGGCATTATAAAGGTGGTAATTGTCAATCGTTAGAAGAAGAACTTGTAATGGTTCATCCACCTCATGATGATATTAAAGATGCACTAGCTAATGCAATATCAATAGCTACAGCTCCTAAACAAAGAGTAGGTTCTTTTAGTTTAGGTAAAAATGTTATGACACACTCTCGTTTTGGAGGAGTATCTTACTAAGGAAAATTTATGGCAGGAAAAACAGCACAAATTAGAGAACTAATGGATAGAGACGGAATGGCTCGTCAGTTAGCTGGACTCTATAATAATTGGTGGATTCAAAGACGAGATAAAGAAGGTGAATGGAGAGAACTAAGGAATTATTTATTTGCAACTGATACAACTAAAACAACTAATTCTAAACTTCCTTGGAAGAATAAAACTACTCTGCCTAAGCTTACTCAGATACGAGACAACCTTCATGCTAACTATATGGATGCGTTGTTTCCAAATGATAATTGGATGAAGTGGGAAGGTCATAATCTAAAAGATGCTACTGCTAAAAAACGTAAAGCTATTACAGCTTATCTACAGACTAAACTAAAAGAGTCTAACTTTAGAGAGACTGTTTCTGATTTAGTATATGACTACATTGACTATGGAAACTGTTTTGGTGAAGTTACTTTTGTAGATGAAAGCCATACTGATCCTTATGATGGTTCAGAAGTAGTTACATATCGTGGTCCTAAGTTACAAAGAGTATCACCATTTGATATAGTGTTTAATCCTGTAGCTAGCTCATTTAAAGAGTCACCTAAGTTTACTCGTTATGTAAAAACAGTAGGTGAAATAATGAAAGAAGCTAAGACTAGACCTGACCTTAACTATGATGAAGATAAACTTAAGAAAGCTATTGAGTTTAGAAAGCAGATTTCATCTTTCCAAATGGAAGATATTAACAAATCAGAAGGTTTTTTAGTAGATGGTTTTGGTTCTTTATATGAATACTATCAATCAGGTTTAGTAGAGATACTAGAATTTGAAGGTGATATTTATGATGAAGTAAATGATGAACTACTAGAAAACAAAATCATTACTATTGTTGATCGTAGTTATGTAGTACGAAATATAGACAATCCTTCTTACTTAGGTAAAGATACTAAGCATCATGTTGGTTGGAGATCTCGTCCTGATAACTTATATGGTATGGGTCCACTAGATAACTTAGTTGGATTACAATATCGTGTAGATCACTTAGAGAACTTAAAAGCAGATGCTTTAGATATGACTATACATCCACCTCTTAAAATTAAAGGTGATGTAGAACCATTCGAATGGCATCCTGAGTCAACAATTCATATTCCTGAAGATGGTGAAGTAGAAGCTATGCCTCCAAACGCAGCAGCTTTCCAAGTTAATAACGAAATAGGTACATTATTAGCTCTTATGGAAGAAATGGCAGGAGCTCCTAAAGAAGCTATGGGCTTTAGAAGTCCTGGTGAAAAGACAGCTTTTGAAGTTCAACAGCTACAAACAGCAGCTTCTAGAATCTTCCAACATAAGATTAATCAGTTTGAAGTAGAGTTCTTAGAACCTATTCTAAATATGATGTTAGAAATGGCTAGAAGAAACCTAGATGCAGCAGAAGTTGCTCGAACAATGGATGATGATTTAGGTGTAGCAGACTTTATGTCTATTACTAAAGAAGATATAACAGCTCGTGGTAAGTTAAGACCTATTGGAGCTAGACACTATGCAGCTAGAGCACAGTTAATACAGAATATGTTAGGTTTATTTAATAGCCCTATGGGTCAGTTAATACAGCCTCATATTTCTGCTAAACGACTAGCTAAGATGGTAGAAGAATACATGGGCTTTGAAGATTATGAGTTCATAAAAGACAATGCAGCCTTATTTGAACAAGGTGAGCAGGCACAAATTCAGCAACAAATACAGTCTTCTGTACAGGCACAGCAACAGCAGCCTGGTATGCAAGAACAAATGTTAGCTGAACAAGAGGCAGAACTAGCAGGTCAAGTTTCAGAGGATGGAGAAATACCTCCTGAAATGCAGTAATTGCTTGACTTTTATAATGACTTATGGTATAATAATTGTATGGATTTAAAATCAGATAAAGCTAAAAGCTTATCCAAGCAAGAAGCTTTTCAACTTATTCGAGAGTATATCAAAGATCAGATAGATTTGTCAAGACGTAAGCAGTTAGATGAAGATAATTTTACTTTACCTGCATGGTCTGAGCATCAAGCTTATCTAAATGGTTTTCAGAAATCTCTCTCAAAACTATATAATCTCATACCTGACCAAGGAGAAAATAAATGAGTGAAGAACAAAACGCAACACAAGAACAACAAGTTTCAACAGAGCAGACTACCCAGGAAGCTCAAAATTTAGATAGCCCTTCAAAGGCTTTTGAAATTCCGACAGAAGCTCAAGAGTTTGTAGGAGAGGGTAAAAAGTACAAGAGTGCAGAAGATGCTCTTAGATCAGTTCCTCATGCACAACAGCATATTCAGACTTTAGAATCTGAACTAGCTGAAGTAAAAGAAGAACTAGCTAAGAGAAGAACGACTCAAGAACTTATAGATGAATTAAAGTCTGATCGTCAGGAAGAGCCGACAGCTCAACAACCTGAAGTGGATACAGATAGCTTAGAACAGTTAGTCCAAGCTACTTTAGATAGAAGAGAACAACAACGTTCTGCTAAACAAAATGCTGATTCAGTTGCTAGTAAGTTTACTGATGCTTTTGGTGATGCTGCAGAGCAAAGTTATAATCACCTAGCTAAAGAAAATGGAATGACTATTCAACAATTAAATAATTTGGCTGCTTCTTCGCCAAGTGCTGTACTAAGACTTGCAGGATTAGATGGTAAACCTGCTACTAATGTAGCTAAAACATCTAGCTCTGTAAATACTGAAGCTCTAAAAGGTACACCTAATGCAGAGTTATCTGCTAAAGTTCCTCAAGGTGCTTCTACTAAAGACTTAGTTAAGGCTTGGAGAGCTGCAGGTGAAAAAGTAAAATCTCAACTATAAAGGAGACTTAAATGTCACAATTAACAGGAAATACAACTGCGTTTATCGAATCGCAACAGTATTCTCAGTTTATCCTTGAGAACTTACATGACTATCTGTTACCTGAAGGTATGTGGAGAGATGTTTCTGACTTTGGTTCAGGCACAACTCTTAACATTAAAACAGTTGGTACTGTAACAATTCAAGATGCAGCTGAGGACACACCTCTTAACTACTCACCTATCGACACAGGTAACTTAACACTTTCTATTACTGACTATGTTGGTGATGCTTGGAAAGTGTCTGATGATCTTCGTGAAGATGGTTCTCAAGTTGATTCATTAATGGCTATGCGTGCTATGGAATCTACTCGTGCTCTTGGTGAAAACCACGAATCACGTTTCTTAGCAGTTGCTAACGCAGCTCACACAGGTGCTGATCTTAACTTAGTTAATGCTAGACCTCATAGATGGGTTGGTTCTGCAGCTTCTAACGTTAGAACTATCACATTAGAAGACTTTATCGCTATGAAATTAGCTTTTGATAAAGCTAACGTTCCTGCAGGTGGTCGTATTGCTATCGTTGACCCAGTTGTTGAAGCTACATTAAACAGCTTACAAAACTTAGTTAACGTTTCTAACAACCCAATGTTCGAAGGTATCGTTACAGAAGGTTTTGCTCGTGATCATAAATTCGTTAAGAATATCTTTGGTTTCGATGTATACACTTCTAACTTCTTACCATCACTAACTGCTACAGAGGCTATCGATGCTTCAGGCTACGGCTTAACATCTGAAACAGCTCAGGTTGGTGACAAAGCTAACGTATTCATGTGTGTTGCTGATGATTCATGCAAACCAGTTATGCACGCTTGGAGACGAGCTCCGAAAACAGAAGGTTGGAGAGATCAAGAAGAAAGAGCTGATAAGTTCCAAGTAACTTCTAGATTCGGTTTTGGTGCTCAACGTGTTGACACATTGGGTGTAATTTTAACTTCAGCGACAGCTTACTAAGGAGATCATTATGACTATTGAATATGATGCAAAACGAGGTGTAGCTGCTCACTATGGTGTTAGAACAACTGATGCTAAATATGGTGGACAAGCTAAATCGACTGGTAAGATTAAACGTGCTGAATGGTCTTTTGACTATAACGACTTACCTGATGCAGAGCAAGGAAACTTAGCTTTTGCTATTCCTGCTAATGCTACAGTTGTTTCAGCAACATTGATTGCTAATGCTGACTGGACTGGTGGTACATCTTTTGACGTAGGTCTTCAAACTTCAGCTGGTGCTGAAATTGATAATGATGGCTTAATCGTTGATGTAACTACACCTTCAGCAGGTGATGTTGTTACTGGTGCTGGTGCTTTAGTTGGTGCTACTATCGGTGCTTCTGCTGGTGAAGTAGCTGTAACAGGTGTTGCAGGTACATACTCAGGTGGTTCAGCAACTTTAATCGTAGAGTACTACGTTTAATTAGGTTGGGGTCTTCGGACCCCTCCTATTATAATTAGGAATTTTATAAATGACAATTCAACATAATATTATCACAGACCCTGATATACATGAGCCTAAAGGGGTTGCATCTGCAACTTCAGGAACTGTATATAAAGCTGATGGCACAGGTTCAGGTAATTGGGTGTATCCTTTAACAGGATTAGATACTGCCTTAAATAGTCAAGTATTTGAATCTGATGGTTCTGGAAGTGGTTCTTGGAAATATCCACCAGCTAAAGGACACGCAGAGATCTATATTAATGGAGGAACTACAGCTCATACATTAGGAAGTGCTTCAGCGTTTACTTTGCTAAACCCATCAGGTGAATGGACAGCTTCTGGATATGAAGATATACTTAGTGTTACTGCTGCTAGTGGCGAAGTTGACTTAGATTTAGCAGGACATTATAAAATTGACTTTTGGTGTAACTTTACAACTGCTTCTGTAGCTGCAGGAGCTTTATATAAATTTAAATTTGCTATTGATGGTGTAGTATCACCAAGGGTAGTTACTGTAACTAAACCAACTAATGGTGCTGATATTTTACACGTTGCAGCAACAGGTCTTGTTAGTGCTACTGCAGGACAAGCATTGTCTATGTATGTAGGAGGCGATGGTTCTTCTTCTTCTACTAATATAACAGTAACTGAAGCAGGTTTAGTAGCCCTACACTTAGATTAGGAATAAATTATGGCTAAAATGACACTACTTGATATTGTACAAGACATAATGTCAGATATGGATTCTGACGAAATTAACAGTATTTCAGATACTGCTGAATCATTACAAGTAGCTCAAATTGTAAAAACAACTTACTACAATATTATTGATGGTAAAGATTTTCCGTGGATGTATGAACTGTTCCAATTAAATACAAGTGGAACTACTTCTAGACCAACTCACATGAGTTTACCTGACGATATTATAGATCTTAAATGGATTAAATACAATAATAAAAAGTCAACAGATACAAAAAATAAATTAGAAAAAGTTATTTATAAAACTCCTGAAGATTTTATTAATATAGTAGATTCAAGAGACAGCTCTTCATCTAATATATCTATAATAACAGACCCTAGTGATATTACTATTAATGTATACACAGATAGAGGTCCAATGTATTTTACTTCTTTTGATGATGAGACTTTAGTATTTGATGCTTATGACTCTGCAAAAGAAACGAATTTAACTAACAGTAATACTCAAGTATATGGAAAACGATCAGTAACCTTTACTTTATCTGATTCTTTTACTCCTGACTTACCAGTACAAATGTTTAGTTATTTACTTAATGAGGCTAAATCAACTGCTTTCTTAACCTTAAAACAAATGGCTAATCAAAAAGCAGAACAACAATCCGTTTCTCAAAGACGTAGAATGTCACAAGAAGCTTGGAAGATCACTAACGGCATTACTTATGGTAACTACGGAAGGAAATAATGGATACAAGTAACACAAAAGCTTTTATACACAGTCAGCAATATGGACTAGTTAAAAAAAGTAGAGTCAAAATTAAAAACCCATATAAACATTTACAAATTAAAGGAGTTAAAAATGGCAACAAAAAAAACAAATGAATTAAAAGGTGCAGCTAAAGACAGAGCTAAAAAAGTTTTTGGTGGTGAGAAAAAAGGCTTATCAAAAAAATTAAGTGACTTCGTATCAGGTGTTAAAAAGCGTAAGGCTGAAGCAGATAAAAAAGCTTCAGACAAAGTAAAAGCTAAGAAGACAACTGCTACAGCTAAAAAGAAACCTACAGCAGCACCAGGTTCTACAGCTTATAAACCTACTAAAACAAACGTAGGTCCAAACTATGGAGCAACTACTAGAAAAACTCCAAAAAGAGCTGCTGGTTCTGAAGGCTACAAACCTACTAAGACTAATCAAGGTCCTAATATGTCTCGTGGCACTAAAGCTAAGAAAACTTCAGATGCTAACAAATCTGCACCTGCTACTAAGAAACGTATGGAAGATAAGAAAGCAGCTCAGAAGAAAGTAAACAAACGTAGAGGACCTTCAGGACCTTCTATGACAGGCTTTGGTCGATAATATGGAAACTTATAAAACAGCAGGAGGTAAAGAAATAGAAGTTTATCATGATCCTGCAACTGCTCATGTAAAAATTAAGTTTAAAGAAGGTGGACAACTTCCTGCAGAGCTTACAGGTGTATTTACATCTAAAGCTGTAGCAGAAGTAGCTGTACGTTCTTATATTCTTAATAATCCAGTAAGTAAGCATAAAGAAAATAAAGAGTTTGAAAAAGAACTAATTAAAACTGCAAAGAAAAAGAAGGAAGTAGATGGCAGCGAAGACTGAAAAGGTTTTTAATTCTTTTGTTAAGGGCTTAGTTACTG